GATGATACAGTTGATTTTTTTATTAGTGAAATACATAACAATGTAGTTGATTCAGTAGTACTACTCGAAACACAGCTACACTATAGTAATAATTTCGATGTTCTTAGATTTTCTTTTAAGAATTTAATTAAGTTCTTAAAGACATACGATTTAATTTATCTGTATAATGTTTACTTTAAGCAGTTATCCAATAAATTACTGGTTGTTAAATAAATATAGACATGAGTAAGTTTCTAAATATTGTAGAGAATAGCATCCCTACACAAGATCTTGATAAAAATCGAGCTATTATGCAAGATCTACAGCGTCTTTTCAGTAGCAAGGGTATATCATCGTCTCTTAAAACATTTAGAGATATTATTACTATTACTATCGGTGATAAGATTATAGATTTAGAACTTGGACATGTATTTAGTAAACCAGGTGAGGAAGATGGTGAGGATGATATTATTGCAGGTTTACTTAATACAAATGATAACCATTTAAAAAACAATGCAGCTGCACTCGGTGCTAAGAAAAAGCTCACAAATGCCGTTGTAAAGGTAGCTAATGATGTGTCATCAGCAGTATCTAAAAGTACATTTACTAACTCAAATTATTAAGTCTATATGAAGACAGAGCAGCTATTTAAAAAGTACTATAGAATACTCAATGAGCAGGAACCAGCAGAGCAGGCAGTAACTCCATCAGAAGCAGCTCCTGCTGATATGGCACCTCCCAGTGAACCTGCAGCTCCGATCGAACCGGAAGTACCACCACTAGATGAGAATGAAAAGCATGTTATTAAGATTCTGACAAACTCTTTTATTTTTAATCCAACTCTGTTTGACAAAAATAAACAAAAATTTATTTATAATAAGATCGATAAAATAAAGAGATCTGTTAATATTCCGGTTGCCTCTATTATAGATGAAATAAAAAGCATACTTAATTTAGATACAAGTTTGAGAGTTGAGTCAAAAACATTAAAATTATTAGATAGGTATATGCTCATGATTGAGCAGCCCGCTGATGCAACAGAGCCTCAGTCAGATAATCAACAGACAGAAAGACAACCAGTCACCGCAGCTACACCTGATATAGAGAAAAATGAGAATAAGCTAAATCTAGCTGAAATCTTCCCATTATATAAGGAACTCATTATTCAATCCCTACTGCATGCTCCGACAGATGAGGAATTAATAATATTGAAGCCTATTGTTAATAAATTCTCAGAATCTGATCCAGAAAAAATCGTTACAACCGTTAAGGATTTACTTGGTCAAGAATCAGATATAGATCTAGAAAGTGATCTCGCCAATGCGTAATAGAAGCTTAGTACAAACTTACTGTAATATAAAAAGTCGTCCTATCAAACGACCTGTATATTTACGTGTACTAGGTGAAGCAGATGAAAAGCCTAAAAAATTTACAAAAAAAGAACTTGCAACAATAATTGCTGCTCAAGATATTAATTTACAAGCTGGTTCTTCAGGTAAGGATATACGTATACAGCCAATAGGAGCGTACGATTCAAAGAACTTTAAAGATGTTCTTCAAAAAGCTGATCTAGAGCTAATTAAAGTAGTTGGTCCAGGTGAAGAAGGATCTACTTCAGGTCAGTTAAAGACATATATCGTTATGGATATTAACGGTAATGAATATCCTGTAACACTTGGTAAAGGTAAGGGTTTCGGCACAGCTGATGAAGATATCGTATTAGATAATTTAAAAGAACAGGTAAAGGCTCTCCTTATACAGGATGATGTAGAGTATATTACAATTGATATTGATGGTTATAGTCAGCGTGTTGATGACATCAAGACAACACCCGGTACACCTAAAAGCGATTTTAATTTTACTTATAAAGGTAAGCCTGCATTATTTATATCTCATAAAGCTGGTACAAAAGCAAGTGACCATCAACAATACGGTGGTACTACGTGTAAATCAGGTAAAGAAATCTGCGAGCACCCTGAAGTTGAGACATTTGTATCTAACTTGAAGGAAGCGTTTCCAGATGGTATGCCTCCAGGTAAATCTGTATTTGTTAGAATATTGGATCCCGAACTTAAAAAGTTTTCTTTGTTTGGTTGTGATTATGGTAAGGAGTACGGTATTAATAATGTGAATGCATTACTACAAGGAAAAATTACAATTATACCAAGTAACGACGGTGAATATAAACTAAAGGCTCACCACGTTGTATACAACGGTGATATACCTGACGGTCCATACGAACCTGTTTTATTTGCAAGATATAGTGGTAGTAGAGGCGGTAATCATGGTATAAAAGATTTAAGATCAATGATTTCGCCTATCGCTAAGGTCTCTAAGGCAGCATCAGATGTTAAAGCAGCAAAAGCTAATATCGCTAAATTAAATAGAGGTAGTTCTGATATAGAAAACTTATTATGATAGACTTCAAACATTATTATCACATTATTGTTGAGGGAGGAAATGTGTTTAAGCAGAATCCAACCACACGCATACAGTTAGTCAATATTAAACCGACGGTTGATATGCTGTCTAATATTATTGGTGTTAATCTTAATAAGTGTTTATTAGGAAGTACAGGTAAGAGAGAATCGTCAGGTGATTTGGATATTGCTGTTAATAATCAAAAATATACAAAAGACGGGCTAACATTAATATTGAAAAATTGGTGTGAAGAACGCAATCTAAATCCAAAAGATTATATAGCAAGATCAGGTATAAGTGTTCACTTTAGAACACCTATCACCGGTAGGGAAGATGAATTTGTACAAACAGATTTTATGTTTGTACCTGATATTAAATTTGCACAATTTGTACTAGCTAATGACGAGATTCCACCGTATAAAGGCATGCATAGAGCTATAATTTTATCAAATCTTGCTAAAAATATTAATTGTAAATGGAGCGGTATATCTGGAATTACTAGTAGAGAAACAGGTGCTATAGTTGAAGGAACTAACCCGGATAGAGTAGCGCAGATACTTCTTGGCGATCCAAGTGCGAGAGAGCGTAATATTAAAACAATTCCAAATATCATGTCTTCTTTATATAATAGATATAAAGATACTAATATTGTCTTATCCATAGTATCAGATGCTAGACAGACAATTCTTAAAGAAGGTCTAGATATTGCTTCATTCCTTCCTCAACAAAAACTAACAGAAAGTACAACAGCCGAAGGTACGAGAGTAGGAGTACAACATCTCTATTCAGAATATAAGCCTGATCAATACTCGATGAGCTTTGAGAACTTCGCTAATTTTATTGAAGTGTTAGAAGATACCAACGGTATAATACAGCCTGGTAACTCTAGCGTTTCGGAAAAAGCAGATGGTATGAGCGTTAAGTTTGGTATTACACCTGAAGATAAGTTCTTTTTACAAGGAAGTTATTCAGGACCAGTAACAAACGGTGATTTTACAGGTAAAATAAAGCATCCTCCTACACAAAAAGCGTTCGAGGAGAATTTCAGTAAAATAAACAAAATCGTACTAGCTACATTAAGTCGCTATAAAAAAGATCTAGAGTTAGATGGTATACGAGTACAAGCAGAATGGCTGTATTCACCGTTTGCACTAACACGTGAAAGTAATCCTAATGTAGTTTATTTTGTTGCTACGAATTATGAGAAGGATAAATTAGGTGTATGGTCAACATTTCCCATTATTAATATAACGGATTATCAGGGTAAAGAGTTATCAGAAAATATAAAATACGATATAACAAAAAGCTTAGTAGATCTATCTACTAAGGATGTAAAGTTCCTTCCTTTAGATATAAACGTATTTGATCCTATCGATCTTTCAACCGAAATGTACCTAGCAGAACAAGAACTAAATAACTTTTATTCGCAGTACCCAAATTATATAGAAATTCTGAATAACCCCTCTAGAAAACAAGACGATCAGAGGGAGAAAAAAACGCTAAGACAGCATATAACAAGAATATTACTACCTATACAAAAAAGAATGCATCTAAAGATATTAAATGAACTTAATAAATTAGCTGGTAAGCTTGGTGAATATGAGGGTCTAGTAATTAAGCTTAAAGGTGAAGATGGTAATCCGTTTACCTTTAAAGTTATATCACCTACATTTCATAAAAACAAAGGAAGAATATGATTAATTTTAAACAATTTTTTGAAAAACTTGAAAACGCTGAAACAGTAGCTGTATTACCTGGTGGCTTTAAACCCCCTACGAATGGACACTTTCAAGCACTCGAAAGTCTATTACAGAGTGCAGATAAAGGTGTAGTATTTATTGGTAAGAGTCCACGCGATGGTATAACCCAGGAAATGTCATATCAAATTTGGTCAATTTATAAGCCCTATCTCTCAAAACCTGTTGAAATCATAAAGAGCCCTATAACTCCAGTTCAGTCAACATACGATCTAGCAGTTGATCATAATAATGTAAATTTAATTGTTGGTGCTGGTGCAAAAGATCAGGATATAACTCGTTATAATTCCTTTATTAAGAATCCAGAAAAATATCCCCATGTTGTAATTAATAAGATAGATATACAGGGTGGGGGAATAAGTGGTACAAAGGTAAGAGAGATGATAGCTTTAAAGGATCCTGGCGCTGTTAATTATTTCGTACCATCTACAATAAAGGAAACAGATAAAGAAAGAATTAAGAGTATACTGGGTATAGCATAAATAATGTTATGTTAAAACGCAGAGATCAAGCAATGTTATCAGAGGCCTATAGTCAAGTAGGTGGAGGTGATGTAAGTGCACCAAGTCTTATGGGTAAACCAGTGATGATTACTATGGATATGCCAGGAGCTGAAGTAGAGACAGGGGAAGACGAATCAGACTCTGAGTATGGTATGGTATTTAACGATCTTCATAAGTTATCAAAATATGCAGCTAAATTACATGAATTGGTCTCTAGTGGAAAGGAACTTGAAGACTGGGAGATCTCTAAGATAACTAAAGCAGCAGTCTATATATCAGACGTACATGATGCACTTGAGTATGGTGATTGTGATGATGAAGATAGTATGTATGATAAGGGATATGAAGATACATGCGAATGCGAATATGCAGCTTCGGGATGTAAATGTGGAGGGTGTTCGGATTGCCAATGAGAACATTTAAACAATTTTACGAGAAGACAGTTATAGGTCTCATTGAAGAGATGGATATAGCTGGTATAGGCAAAGTCGAAGCTAAAGTCGACTCCGGTAATGGTGCTTACAACGTGTTACACGGTGGAGACTTGACGATACAAGGGGGGAAGGTTTCTTTTACTACTATTAACGGAAAGCGATTAATAAAGGATATCGTTGATACTATCACTATTAATGTAGGAGCTGGTCATACAGAAGAACGACCAGTAGTAGGTTTTAGAATAAAATTCGCAGGTATTGAATTTGATAATGTACCTTTTAGTATAGGTAATAGAGAGGCAAATGAATATAAAGTTCTAGTCGGTAAAGACTTTATAAAGCAGCTTGATGCTCTTATCGATGTTAACTCAAAGAATATTGCTGATGATCAGATTGATGTACATTATGATACCAATCAGGAGACGGTCTAAGTGTCCATGTAGCAAATTCTTTATCGTGAATGATATAAGCCCTATATTGTTCGATGACTGATAGCTGATCAAACCCTGGTAATTTACGACAATTACAATCCACGTTAATTGCAACAGCGTAAGGTGTTAGTTCAGTACGTGTAGTAATAATATTATGTGTATTGTCCTTACACCACTGAATAAAGGTTTTTGTAAAATGCTCTTTTGAATTAGGCCAGCGATACATTCGCTCAGTAAACATTTCAAGAGTGTGATCTGTTAGCCATTCAAAATTAGCTTTTGTTTCTCTAGCCCAGATAGAGCATTGATGTTTAGCATAACCTTTACCGGCTTTTCTAGGTTTACCAGATTGCGTTCTTGGTGTAGATGGATGGTCTAGTAGTTCTTGTGGAAAAGCATGTGCTAACATAATAGCACCTTCAATTTGCATTTTTGAACGTACATGCTGATCACAAAGATCCCGTGCTGCTAACACGGGATCGTCGTTAGTTACGAAAATATTCATAACTTATAATATGTAAGTTCCCTTACTTACTGGAAGCCATATCAATAAACTTATAAAGCTCTGTACGGGTCTTCTCATCGCTAAGAAAATCGCCAGTAAGTTTTGATGTAATCATAAAGCAACCATCATGACGAACTCCACGATTACAGGCGCATGTATGCTGAGCTTTAAGTACAACAGCTACACCGAGATTACCTTCGCAAGCAGTATTAACTGCATTATGAATCTGTACGCATAAACTCTCTTGAATCTGAGGCCTACGTGCATAAAACTCAACAATACGATTAAGCTTACTAAGACCGATAACTTTACCATCAAGACTTGGAATATAAGCTAGATGTGCAACACCTGTAAATGCTAAGTGATGATGAGAACAAAGCGATTTAACAGGAATATTGCATTGTGCTACAATACCGTCATAACCATCGTTTGGAAAAGCAGTTACATTAGGTTGATTGTCATAGCAACCGGTTGCAATGTCATTAACAAAGGCTTTAGCAACTCGCATTGGTGTATTATCAGAGTTAGGATCATTACGCCAATCAAAACCAAGCGCATCCATATATTTTTCATAAGCTTTAGCAGCTCTCTTAATAATAGCCTGCTTCTCCTTCTCCGTCCTAGGAGCATTTCCATTAGCATAAGGTAGTTTGATCAGTTCACCTGAATCAGAATTTTCTAAATCTTCCATAACGTAATTATAATAGCTATGAATCAGAAATTCAACTATAAATATTAGTATGGTAAAGTTTTCTCAGAGAGAATTGTTAAGTGAAGGATTTCTTGATAAGATAAGAACAGCAGGTCGCGTAGCGAAAGCTATTGGTAGAGGTGCTAAAGCTGTAGCAAGTGGAATTACTGCTCTGGATCCTGAAGGTTTTAGAAAGTTAGGAGCACCAATTAAAACACTTACATCTCCAGCTGTTGGTGTTGCGAAAGGTATTGCCGCTATAACACCTTCTTTACCTAAGCAGCGTAAAAATATAAATACATCACGGCAAACAGCAAACCAACCTATTCAAAAACCTAATTTCGATAGTGTTATAGCAAAATATAAATCGAGATTACCGCAAGGCATAACTGTACAGCAATTATCTAATGTTTTATCGAGAGAGCTTAACATTCAGAATAAACAAGCATCACGGATTGTACAAGGTGCAACAGATATAGACACAGTAATCTTAGATGTAACAGGTAAAATGAATCTTAATGATATATTAGATAGTGAAGATATAAAACGCGTTAAATCTATTTTACAGCATACCCTTGTTATTGAGAGAAAAGTTACAACTCAAAAATCTCTACTTGAACAGTTGAAAAATATTATGTAGTAATTATAATGTTGATATGAAACCTGTTTTTCAGTCAACAAAAGTAATGGAGCTCGGCTCGTGTGCGTTTAGACAATGGCGTGCATCACATTCTCATTGTCGTTTTCTTCACGGCTATCAGCTTAAAGCTAAATTGTGGTTTAGTGGATCATCACTTGATGATAAGAACTGGTGTGTAGATTTCGGTGGTCTTAAAGCTCTTAAAGCTGAACTTAATAGTATCTACGATCATACTACTACAGTTGCAGCAGATGATCCAGAGCTAGATACCTTCAAACAACTACATGATAAGGGCCTTATTCAGCTTTATATTGCTGAAAAAGGTGTAGGCATTGAACGTGCAGCTGAAAACGTATTTGAAATTGCAGATAGACATGTACGTGAATTAACAAGCGGTCGTTGCTGGGTTGATAAAGTAGAAGTATTTGAACATGAAGAAAATTCTGCAACATACTCTACAGATAGTGTGCTAGGTTTAGTATCTATGGATCTACCTACAGTAACTACATATAGCTTTAACGCTGAAACGGAAATTCAACCCGCGGTTACTACATCTGAGGTACCTTATAATGAGCCTACCAATATTCAGCAGCCTCCTCCTAATAGAGGGGCTGCTGTAGGTAATGGTGTATCGCAAGGAATGGGTAATCCATTCGCTGGTACTTCTTGGGGTGCTTAATGCTGCTTAGCTTCTAGTACTTTAACGATAAACTTAAGAATCTTACTTCTAACGATTTCAGATTCTCCAAATTCGAATGCGTGGATTTTATGATCCACGCATTCTTCTGTATTGAAGCGATCGTAAACCTCTTTAAATCCAGATTGTTTACCAATATCACTTTGATTTAAATCACCACAAATAACATATTTTGTGTTTTTACCGAAGCGTGTAAGTATAGTGACAAGTTCTGACTTTTGTAAGTTCTGAGCTTCATCAACAATAACTAAAGCATCATTAAAGGTAAGACCTCTTACAAAGTTAACAGGTACAGCACGAATAATTTCATTTGTTTTGAGATTATTACAAGTACTAGCATCTGTAATTTCCGTTATTTTCTCTACGAGTGGCATAGCGTAGGGTGAGAACTTATCATCTATCTCTCCCGGTAGAGCTCCAATGCTACGCGATGCCGATTCAATAACTGATCTAATGTATATTATACTAGTTATTTTCTTCTCCTTAAGCATCTCAAGGCCTGCTAATACAGCAATATACGACTTAGCAGACCCTGCCGGTCCCGCTACAAAAGCCATATTTGTACTATCATCCTTTATACAGTTAAAAAACTGTTGATGGTTAGTGTTGAAGTGGAAAGGTTTCTTGATTTTAAAATCAAGTATCCAGTTTTTTTGGAAAGATGCTTCAATTTCTGAGACTTCTTCCAAACCAGCATTTTTGCGCTTACGCGCCACTTTACGGGTCATGCTAATAATATTTAATCTAGACACTTGAATTATGGAATTGTTATATCATAATAAAAATATGATAGATTGTAATAAAGAAACAATGTTTTTGTCGAATGATTTCGTGTTTTTTACTATTGAAGGTGAGGGTGAATATATAGGAAAACCTTCAGTTTTCATGAGACTTGCTAGCTGTAATTTAACTTGCGCAGCATTTATTTCTGAGGATTCACCTAACGGTTGTGACTCTTATATCTCTTGGTCAGTCAAAAATAAAATGACCTTTAACGAAATTTTTGAATTACTTGAAGCAGGTAATCATATTAACCATCTTAAAGATGGTGCAATATTTAAGCTTACGGGAGGTGAGCCTCTTGTATCTGGTAAGCAACTTATTAAGTTTATCGAAGCCTTTGTGATAAAATATCAGTTTTTACCTCAAATAGATTTTGAAACAAATGCAACTATTATGCCTGATCCTAGATGGGTGACGGAATTTAAAGCTACATTTACTACTTCACCTAAACTAACTACTAATGGTGATCCTGAAGAAAAGACATATAAGCCTGAAGTTTTAAAATGGCACAAAAAAAATGGATCTGGTTTTAAATTTGTTATTACACGTTCGGAGGATATCGACGAAATCTGGCGTAAATATGTCTTAGATAGTAATGGAATTAACGTACCTTTAAAGCGTATTTGGTTCATGCCGTGTTGTGGATCACGTAATGAGCATATTGAAAGAGCACCTGCAGTTGTTGAATATGCAAAAGCTATGCGTGTCAACTTTAGTCCAAGACTACATCTACTCGTGTGGGATAAAGCGCTGTCTGTTTAATGAAACCTTACAAAGTACTTATACTTAATAAATTTTATTTTCCTCTCGCTGTTGAAGGTATCGAGAAAACATTCGGAAATATATTTTCTGGATCAGTTATTCCTTTAGATATTAGCTATGAGATGACTGATGATAATACAGTTAATCTAGAAAATATTGAATACTTCATGCCTATTCCAAAGGTAAAAGAGTGGTTAGAGCTACCTATTAGACCGTTTGATGAATATATTCAAACAGCTAGAGGTCCGATTCGTATACCTTCCGTCGTTATATGCTCTAAATTTGATAAAGTAATTCATAATAAAATACAATTCCCTACAAAACAAAATATTCTTAAAAGAGATAATTACACCTGTGTATATACAGGTGTAAAGCTTGGAAAGGATAATGTTAGTGTTGATCATATTGTACCAAAAAGCCGTGGCGGTAAAGATACATGGGAAAATATGGTATGTTGCGATAGACTTCTTAATTCTAAAAAAGCATCCTTTACACCAGGGCAGGTTGGCTTAAAGTTAAGATATAAACCGTACAAGCCAACCAACGGAATGGCCTTAGATCTTTATAAAGATGAGTGGGCTTCCTTCTTGAAAAATTTCTAATACAGAATATATATTAATATGCGCATCGCAATCTCCGGTACAGCCAATACAGGTAAGTCTACTCTTGTTAAGAATATTCAGGCAGTTTGGGCTAGCTATAAAACAACTTCTAAGACATACAGGGACCTAATTAAAGAAAAGAATCTACCACATTCTTCAGCAACATCGATTGATACACAGTGGGATGTTCTCAACTTTATGATCGATCAGCTTCAAGAGACAAATAAAAATTCCAATATTATATTTGATAGATGTCCGCTTGATAATCTTGCTTACACGCTTTGGGCACACGATCATGAGGTTGAAGGCTTTACAAAAGAATATGTCGATAAAGCTATCAGACTAACACGTGAGTCAATGAGACATCTGGATATTATATTTCTCTTAAAATATGACCCATCTATTAAGATTGTTGATGATAGTTTACGCGATACAGATGAAACGTATATAAAGGAAATTGATGAAATATTTGATGCATTGTATATACAATACAGACAAAACTACGATGCAGATATATTCTTTCCTAAAGATGATTCACCTGGAATTATTGTACTACCGACAAATCCACAAAAACGTATTGATATGATTTCTGACTATCTTACTCCAACTGGTGAATTATATGGTGATGAACATTCAATCTTTAATTCGGAGAATTTATCGGAATTAGAAACACTTGTAAAGCAGCAAAAAGCAGCGCTTGAAGCTGAGGAGAAAGAAAAAGAATTATTTAAAAAATTCAGTATACCAGTTAAGCAGTCTGCCCGCCCACTATTCTAATAGTAGCGCGTTCTGTAAGTGCATTACTGTTATAAAATCTATCTTTTATATAGATATTAATATAATCTGTATTAATGTCACTTAGTGAATCAGGACCAGCAATAGTAGATAACTGCGTATTTACGGTATAACCATAATTATTATTTAAGAAGCGATTATTAAAGGTTATTTTCACACTAGATAAGCTAGTAGAAACCTGATTGAGTTGTAGTGAATAAATATTAGAACCCTTCAAAAGTTTAAGACCGTTGTTATTGTACCCCGATAAGCTAAAAACAGCATATGTATCTGTCGCTGTAGCTGACGTGAGAGCAACTACAGCAGCATTTAGTGTGTTAATTTGATCTATTGAAGCTGTTGTGCTGCTCAAAGCAGCTAGATCTGTACTTAGTGTAACAATATTTGTTGTATTCGTAGTAATCAGATCACCAAAAGTGGTGTTGTCTAGTGTTACCAATAAATTCTGATAATCTAAAATATTTGTACCGTTAGGTGTCTCTACTATTAAAAAGTCACCATTATTAATATCACTTATTTCAGGAAGCTCCTTTATATTAACATATGTTTTAGTACCATCTGTGCACGCCATATATGTATTTATTACAGTTGATCTTTTATCAGTGATGATATAATTAACAATGTAATGAGCGATGTAAGAGGTAAGGTAGGTGTTGGTATAATTACGTGTAATCGACCTGACTACCTACGTGGATTATTAGA